TAAGCAAGAACAAAGAATGACTGACCTCACAGAAGCCAGTTTAGAAGCCATGCTCATGAAAATCCGCAAAAACTTGGATGACACTGGCGACAGGATCAGCTTGATACCAAAGTATCTTATTGTCCGACCATCAGATTTAGAGGCGCTTGGACTCACTGTGGATGACGTTACAAAAATGATTAAGGAGCTGAATACATGAAAAAAATCAAACGAGACGAATGCGGAGAACCGTTATCCCCATTTTTGTGGGCTCAACGCACGACACCAAGCATTTTTGCTACAGACATGAGGTTCACCGGCAGATACAAAGTTCCAACGAATCCGATGTCAATTAGCATCTCAAACAAGTTCATCATCAACAACGCGCCCTTACCGGCTTACTCGAAAGCAAAACATGGCAATAGCTAAAAAAGACCTCGCAAAGACTCCAGCCAAGAAAGTGGCACCCAAGCCTGCAGCAGTCAAGAAAACGGCCCCAAAGCGTGTTCAGGTAAGCCAGCGCACCATTGTCAGCGCAAAGAAAGACGAGATGTTTGCAATGCCTCAAGAGGTCAAAGAATGGATTGAACGATCTTCCAGCATCATGAAGCACCAAGCCAACCAGATTGCAACCCTCAAGGAAGAGGTTCGTCTCCTCAAAGAGTACAAGAAGTTCGCCGCAAACAAAATACAGGGGATGAGCTTTGAATGAATACGAGGTCGTGACATACGACACCGGTAGAACCTACATGGAGGGCTGGTACACATTGGCAGAACTCCAAGAGGTGATCAAAACAATGGAAATGCTCAACAACGCCTCAAAAGACGGAATGAGCGATACCACTCAAAGAGACCATCATGCTTGAACTGTTCGAGAACCCCTTAGAAGACGTCTATACCAGCGCATTGCTGTATGGGATAGGCATCATCAAGATCACAAACGGTCCCCATGGCCCAGAGATGAGATCTGTGCCACACACCGAGTTTTTGGACTTGGCAGACGCTTTGACATCAATCGCGGAGAACATCATTGCCTCCACGCCCAAAAAGGTGAATCCATGAAACGATTCATGATCTGCGCCGGAGATCACAGACAGGCAGAAACACTGGCATGGCTCATGAAAACCCCTAACTCGGATTGGTCATATGTTTTTGACAGTGATCGCTTGCTTGGACTCAGGGGGATGACCATCATCATGTGGGGAACATGGAAAGGCAGGGCCGACATCAACTTGATCTTTGCCACCGCCCAGGCGATGGACATGACGATCTTGTACATGAACGATGGTAGGGGTTAAACTTCAAGTTCAATGCGCTGAGATATGCGCGCCAAAGGACTGAAACAATGACCGACAAGACAAAGTTAGTAGACGCTCACATAGACAATAAACAATTAGAATTTATTGGAGGCGAGCATGGCAACAGCTAATAAGGGGGCAGGAAGGCCTGCAGGAAGCCCCAACAAGGCGACAGCGGAGGCTCGTGAGGCCATAGGCTTGTTTGTCAACAAGAACGCTCACAGGCTCACTGAGTGGCTCGACCGTGTGGCTGATGGAGTTCAAACCCCTGAAGGTGACGGGTACGTTGTCCCGCCGAACCCAGCCAAAGCGTTTGACATGTTCCAAAGCGTGATTGAGTACCACGTTCCTAAGCTGGCTAGGATGGAAATGGCAGGCGACAAAGAAAATCCACTTGAGGTTGATGTTCACCACAACGTGTTTGGTGAGCTGCTCAAGGCCATCAAGTTGCAGCGCCAGTCGGAGGTCTGACTATGATCCACTTCACCAAAGAAGGCGCCCATAAGAAGCTGGGCCTAAACTTGTATCGATCCGCTGGAGGCTTTGTGGCCGTATGGGCTTGGTACGACTTTGCCCGGTATGAGGGCATCAGCTATCGATTCCGACTGCGCCTGCACATCCAGCCCCGCCTCATGTGGGAGGCAACCCGGTTCAATGTCATTGAAGGCTATTTAATGGCGCACGATCTTGAACTTGTTCACCGCGAGGTTCTGGAAGACCTGAACGCCACCGAGAACGCAGTTAAGCGCACCAACGAGCCACTGGCCTACATCAAGCCCCTATGAGTGCTGTTGACGCCATCCTTGAGGACGAAGAATACCTGAAGGAGGAGTTCGCCAAGCTCAAGCCCATCGACCAGGTGGCTGTGACTTGGCAGCTCAACTGGATGAAGACGGCCCACACCCACCAGATTGAACCCGCGGGTGACTGGTGGAACATCTGGCTGATGCTGGCCGGGCGCGGCGCCGGGAAGACCCGCGCGGCAGCCGAGACGCTGGGAATGTGGGCCTGGGAGCAGCCCAATACTCGATGGCTGGTCTCCGCCCCCACCAGTGGAGACGTGCGCGGCACATGCTTTGAGGGTGACTCAGGCCTGATGACCGTGATCCCGCCTGCACTAATTGCTGACTACAACAAGAGCCTGCACGAGATCAAGCTGATCAATGGATCGTTCATCAAGGGCATCTCTGCCAGCGAGCCGGAACGATTCCGCGGTGGACAGTGGCACGGGGCCTGGCTGGACGAACTGGCCGCCTGGGACTACCTACAGGATGCCTGGGACATGATCATGTTCGCCGTGCGCCTGGGGACCAAGACAAAGATCATCGCGTCCACCACGCCCAAGCCAAAGCCGCTGATCATGGACCTGATCGGCCGTGAGGGTGACGACGTGGTGGTGACCAAGGCGTCCACCTATGTGAACGTGAAGAACCTGGCGCCATCGTTTCAGAAGCAGATCCTTCAGTATGAGGGCACCAACCTTGGCCGCCAGGAGATCCACGCTGAGATCATCGACCCCGAAGAGGGCGGCATCGTCAAGCGCGACTGGTTCCGCTTGTGGCCAAACGGCAAGATCTTCCCGAAGTTCGAGTACATCATTCAGTCCTACGACTGCGCGACATCGGATAAGACGATCAACGATCCAACCGGGTCCATCACGTTTGGCGTGTTCAAGCCAATGGACGGAGGCATGTGTGTCATGGTGCTGGACTGCTGGCAAGAGCACCTTCAGTACCCTGATTTGCGCCCCAAGGTGATCGACGAGTTCGAGACGGTCTACGGTGAAGGCCGAGACAAGAAGCTGGTCGACCTGATCCTGGTGGAGGACAAGAGCGCCGGCATCAGCCTGATCCAGGACTTGCAGCGCGCGCACTTGCCGGTCCACGCCTACAACCCAGGCCGAGCCGACAAGGTGCAGCGCTTGTCCATCGTGGCCAACATCATCAAGGCCGGCCGCGTCTGGGTGCCTGAGAGCGGCAACCGCAAGGGATATGTAAGGGACTGGGCCGAGGGCATGGTCAGTCAGATCTGCAGCTTCCCCGAGGGCACAGTGCACGACGAGTTCGTCGACTGCATCAGCCAGGGCCTGCGATACCTGCGCGACGGCGGCTGGATCAGCATTGACGCAGCCCCGCGGGACGACATCGAAGAAGAAGACATCACCGACGCAGAGATCTACAACATGCGCGGCCGAGTGAACCCATATGGAGCTTGACCAAATACTAATTTGATTAGTAATCAATTGTGTTTACTAATCAAATTAGTAAGTAGAAACCCTAACAGGAGCAAAGATGCAAAATGACGAATACATTGAGATACAAGTTGGCACGAATTACCGCAAGGTCACTCACATTGCTGGGGTACGCACGACGGTATGTGAGAACCGCTTTGAGATCATCGCAAACCCCAAGAGCGGGATCAATGAGCAGCAGGCCGTCCAGTCCTTGCGTGAGTGGATACAAGGCCGCAGGCAAGAGGGCATGTGATCAGCTTGGTGTGTGCCAGGTTGACCGGCGTTGCCCCGACTGCCCGGCAAAGGCATAATCGACCCATTCACCGAGGGCACCCATGACACCAGACGACGCAAAAAAACGGCTGCAGCAACTCAAGGCAGAGGCCATGGTTCGTGCTGACAAAGAGAAGCAGTACAAGGCTGCAACGTCTGGCCAGTACACCAAAGACATGCCCAGCATGAAAGAGTTTGAAGCCAAGCAAGGGAAGGCTGGGCTTGAAAAGTTTTTGAAAGACAGCAAGGTAAAGCATCGCGTTTACCATGGAACTGCTTCGGACTTTAATACCTTCAAGACGACCAGATCGGGCGAGTTTGGTCCAGCGATTTACACAACGGACAGCCCCAGAGAAGCTGGGGAATATGGTGAAGGTCAGCAAAAGCAGGGCGTAAATGTGATGCCATTGCACATCAATTTAAAAAACCCATACACCAAAAACGTCGACAGTTTTTGGAAAGAGTTTGGCAAAAATGATGGCGATGCTGCCGCAGTGGAAAGAGCAAAAGCCGCAGGATACGACGGCGTGATTGCCCAAAGAGCCGGTGATTACTATGACAACGAGCAAAAGAAATTTGTTTCAACTGGCAAAAAGCTGAATCACTTTATTGCATTTCACCCAACGCAAGTCAAGTCAGCCATCGGCAACCGTGGCGCCTACGACCCAACCAACCCAGACATCACCAAGGCCAAAGGTGGCGTGGTGAAGATGGCCAAAGGTGGTCAGGCGGCACTGGACGCCATGCGCCTGGAGTTGCTCAACAACGAGCCACTGGACATCGTCGGAAACACCAAGCGCAACCTGCAAGGCGCCTGGGATGTGGCCAAGAACGTGCCCGGCAACCTGAAGCGCATGGTCACCGACCCTGTGGCATATGCCAAGAGCTTGCCTTCTCCAACTGGCGATCAGATGATGAACATGTTTCAACCCGGGCACGTTGGCGCGATGGCTGGTGTGATCAAGCCCAAGGGTGGCAACTGGTACAAGGCCCCGCAGGCAGGCCCGACAGTGGAGGGCTCCATTGAGAGGATGCGTCCATACCAGCCTCAAGAAGGCATTTTGCGAAACGTGGAAGCCATGGGCGAAATGGATCGCAACGCCCCCTACTACAAGGCCATGCTGGCGCAAACAAACAAGCGCCACGCCTTGAACCAATGGGTTGAGAACAACCTGCAGAACTACATTAAGAAGCAGATGGGCACACCGGAAGACCCGATACGTGCTTTGCACGAAGAAGGCATCAGCCACTTACCCAAGGATCTTCGGGAAGGCGCTGAAGAGACTCTGCGTGATACAGGCATTCGCCGAGCAGAGGCTGGCTATCCAGCAGAGGGCATGGCCCAATCAGACTTGGCCAAGATATGGGAGAACCTGTCTGACGAGAACATCTGGTCAAAGAACGCTGGAGAGATTCAAGGCGCACCGGCTGCCAACAAAGCGTATGAGGCCGCACAAGCTGCCATGCGCAATCGACAGGACATGGTGACACTGAAGTTCCGCAATCTCATCAACAAGAACGAAGCCTTGAATGATGCGGAAAAGCGGCACATGTTGATCAGCACTCCAATGCACCTGCAAGCCAAAATGGTTGGCGACACTGAGTTGCAAGGGTTAATTGGCAAGGCTGCTTCATCTAAAGAGCCGTACATGAATGAGAATTTGACCATCGGCCAAATGAATCCATGGATTGAAAAGGCAGCGCCTGAAACTAAGCTCTACCAGGGAACCGCATCAAACCTTGGTTTTGACCATGTGATTGACATCCTCAAGCAAGACGTTGAGGCCGGCCTGATCCGCCCTGAGCAGCTCAACAAGATCAGTGTTGCTGATGCCGTGCGTCGCACCCACGAGTTCGATCAGGAGATGGCCAAAAAGATGGCAGAGGCCCAGATCAAGAGCACCGAGGGCATGCCCGTCCATAAGGAGTATCCAGAGGGATACAAGTGGATTGAGTTGGCGCTATCCAAGGAATTGCCAGCGGGCATGAAAGAAACTGTTGACAAGCGTTACCTGCGCAATGAAGCTGGTGAACTTGTAGAAGACCCGCGTTACAAATCCCTTGAGTCAGCCCTAAAGTACGAAGGCGACACTATGGGCCACTGCGTTGGCGGCTATTGTCCCGATGTGGCGCAAGGCAAGTCCCGCATCTACAGCTTGCGCAATTCCAAGGGTGAGCCTCATGTGACAGTGGAAACCGCTCCGCATAAAACTGGTCAATGGCTAGACAAAATACCTGAGCAGGAATACGCAGCCCTGGCTTCAAAGTACAAACAAGAAACCGGATCCAACTCCACCATAGGGTTTCCTTCTTGGGCTTCTCAATTCGCTCCTATTGAAGAAGCTATTGTCCAGATCAAAGGCAAACAGAACGCCGCACCGCATGCGCAGTACCAGCCTTACGTTCAAGACTTTGTGAAGAGCGGTCAATGGTCTGACGTTGGCGACTTAAGAAACACTGGCCTTTTGCATTCGGATGAATTGCCGGGCAGAGAGCGGTATCAAAAGGCTGGGATGGAAATTCCAAAATACCTTTCCGAAAAAGACCGCGAGTTGCTTGAGAAGGAATGGGGCAGCAGAACCGGGGTGGCGCCTGAAGGCCCGAGTATGGACTTCCTTCGTGAGATGGGCGGCATGCCACCCGAAGGCATGGCCCGTGGCGGCCGTGTTCACATGGCCACCGGTGGTGGCATAACAAATTTAGGAAGCAACATGCAACCAAACCTTGCCCAGATGCGAATGGCATTGAATCAAAACAAGACCAATCCGATTGAGATGCAAAACATCGGCGTGAACGAGGCGCCCAACATGTCGCCAAAGATGTACATGCCGCCAGAGGATGATGAGTACCAATACCCATCACCGGGTGGTGTGGCCATGTCCAATGGCATGCCCATTGGTGGTGTTGATGTGAACCAACAGCAGCCAGGCCAGCAACTGATCACTGATCAACAGTCTCAGCAAGGCGTCCAAGGCGGCCTGCCAGGCGGTGCACCTCAAGGTGGAATGCCTCAAGACGTGCCAGCAGGCCCAACGCCACCGTCCGGCAACATGCTGTCCATGACGCCCCAAGGCCAGGCTATGCAGGCAATGGGTGGAGGCAATCCTCCTGGCCCACCAGGCGCCCCACCTCCACCTGGAATGAAAAAGGGTGGAAGTGCAAAAGAGCAAAAAGAATTGCACTTTCCTCCATCGCCAGCATTGATGAAGTCCGAGATTGAAGCTCATGCAGAACGTATGTCGCGGCAAATGGAAGGGACGGACAATCCAAATAAAAAAACCATTCAGCAAATCAAGCGTGAAAAATCTTTGCCAATTGAAATTACTCAAGGCGCACCCAAGCAAGACGTGCCAATTATTGATTGGGCAAAGCGCAAAGGATCGTATTCGATTGGAGTTCCTGGAGACCCAAGCCGAGGAGGATTGGCTTTTGAAGAACCAAATGCCAACAAAACCAACCTGGAAAATCCCAAAGCTGGTGAATATTTGCATTCTATTGGCGAAGAGAAACTAGAAAGCCCTGTGCCGATGTACGGCGGCAAAGACTATGGTGCTTATGGTCATCCAGAAGGCTGGGCAAGCGATCTTGGGGCCAGTGCTGGTATGTTCAACATCGTCAAAAGATTGCACGAAGAAGACCCAACACGGCAGATCTACGGCCACTATCACAAGATGTCACCCGAATCCTTGAATCATGCGGTTCACATGATGGATGCTGTGATGTCTCATCATCGCCCACATCAACTGCCCAAAGAGCACATTGAAGCCCTCAACCATTTGATGCGCAATGTCGCCACGACCACTTCCAAATCGGATGTTCGCTACCCAGAGTTTCCTGGTTTTGAGAACCCAGAAGACGTTATGTTCCATGGCTCTTTAAATTCTGGCATGCGAAAGAAGTTGATCAATATTCTGGGAACTGAAAAGTATTATCCCGGCGGCAAGCAAAAAATGAATGACATTATTTATGCCATGAGCCACCCAGAATTGCGAAATATTGAAACCGGGGCGGGTGGATCAGCAATTTTGCAGTTTGATCCAACACGCGGATTGAAGGAAAACATTTCCCGTCATCCAACTTATGGACATGACATTCCATCCAAACTAATTGCTCGCACTCGGTATATAACACCAGCAAAAATCATTGCCCCAAGGTCAATGCACCAAGCTGAACAAGCTATTGCAGCCATGGGGAAAAAGGTTTTGCCATTCAATCAAGCCAAAATGAGCATTATTCGAGAGCCAATTGATGAGCAATACATCAATCAAATGGGTGAATACGAAACGGCCATGAAAAAAAGGCTTGGGTATAAAAAGGGCGGCGGGGTTAAACTTCAGCCTACCCAAGACACCATGCGACTCGCACTGACCAGGAAAAAGGCTAAATGATGTCCGAACAAGAAAACTACCCGATTGAAGAGCAGGAAGACGGCAGTGCCGTCATTGAGCTGCCGGACGCAGACTCTGAAATGCAGCCCGATGGCTCGGCAATCATTCAGATTGAAGACGGTCCAGAATTCAACCCAGAGTTCTACGACAACTTGTGTGATTCGGTTTCGCCTTCAACCCTTGGTTCCTTGGCGTCCCGCTACCTTGACTTGCTGGAAACTGACAAAGAAGCCCGGTCATTGCGTGACAAGCAGTATGAAGAAGGCATCAAGCGCACCGGCATGGGCAACGATGCGCCTGGCGGTGCAACCTTTATGGGCGCCTCCAAGGTGGTGCACCCAGCCATGGCTGAAGGCTGTGTGGACTTTGCGGCTCGTGCAATCAAAGAGTTGTATCCACCGGACGGCCCCGTCAAGACCAAGATTATTGGCAAGATGGACGACATAAAGTCGGAGAAGTCCGAGCGCAAGCGTGACTTCCTGAACTGGCAGATCACTGAGCAAATTGAAGAGTTCCGCGACGAGCAAGAGCAGTTGCTGACCCAGCTCCCACTGGGCGGATCGCAATACTTCAAGTTGTGGTTTGATGAGCAGAAGAAGCGCCCCGTGGTGGAGTTCTTGCCGATCGACCGCGTGATCCTTCCGTTTGCTGCAACGAACTTCTACACGGCCCAGCGCGCGGCCGAAGTGCACGAGATCACCGAGTTTGAGTTTGAGCGCCGTATCCGCACCGGCATGTACCGTGACATCAACGCCAGCGTTAACACCGGCACCCTGGATCAAAACAAAGTCGAGCAAGCCAACAACAAGATTGAAGGCAAGCAATTTGAAGACAACAAAGACGGTATCCGCAAGGTCTACCACATTTATTGCTATCTTGAGCTGAACGATGACGACGATACCAAGGGTGAGTACGCTCCGTACATCTTGATGATTGATGAGCTGAGTAATTCCGCTGTTGGCCTGTATCGCAATTGGGAAGAGAAGGACGAAACCCGGACCAAGCTGGACTGGGTTGTTGAGTTCAAATTCATCCCGTGGCGCGGCGCATACGCAATTGGGCTGCCACAGCTCATCGGAGGCCTTTCAGCGGCCCTGACGGGCGCTCTGCGTGCCTTGCTGGACACTGCGCACATCAACAACTCAGCCACCATGCTGAAGTTGAAGGGCGCCAAGATCAGTGGTCAGTCTCAACAGGTCGACGTCACCCAGATCGTGGAGATCGAAGGTGCACCTGGCGTGCAGGACATCCGCCAGATTGCCATGCCCATGCCGTTCAACCCACCATCACCGGTGCTGTTCCAGTTGCTGGGCTGGTTGGATCAGGCAGCCAAAGGCGTGGTCACCACCAGCGAAGAGAAAATTGCCGACGTCACCTCCAACACACCAGTTGGAACGACTCAGGCATTGATTGAGCAGGGCGCCGCGGTGTTCTCTGCCATTCACGCGCGCTTGCATGACTCGCAGGCTCGAGTGCTCAAAGTCTTGTGCCGTTTGAACCGTTGGCACTTTGACGAAATGAAAAAGGGTGATGTTGTCACCGACTTGGAAATTGTCCGGGAAGATTTCAACAAGAACACCGACGTGGTGCCTGTCAGTGACCCGCACATCTTCTCTGAGACCCAGCGCATGGCTCAGAACCAGGCTGTGCTGGCCCTGGCCGACAAGCACCCCAATCAGTTCAACATTCCAAGCGTGTTGAACCGCGTGCTCAAGCAAATGAAGGTGCCCAACATCAATGAATTGCTGAAGAACACACCGGCTCCTGAGCAGCGCACATCGGCCGACGAGAACGCTGCCATGCTCATTGGTCAAGTGTCCTACGCTTACTTGCAGCAAGACCACATTGCTCACATCCAGGATCACTTCCAATTTGCGTTGAACCCATTCTTGGGTCAGTCGCCATTTGCGGACCCAAACTACCTGAACAACTTGATCGAGCACATCAAGCAGCACATGACGCTTTGGTATCTGAACCGCACCAATGGCTATGTGGAGAAATCCATGGGCCACCCGGTGGACGACTACGAAGATCCGCGGCTCACAGCCACCATTGACAAGGTCTACACGACCGTTGGTGCACACGTCATGCTTGACACGCAAGAAGTGTTTGGCCAGTTCCAGCAAGCCCTGCAAACCATCATTCAGACGGCCCAGCAGCGCAAGCAACAAGGTCAACCATTGCCGCCTGATGCACAAGTCGTCAAAGACACGAGCATGGCTGAGACCCAACGCAAGACGCAAGCAGACCAAGCCGATCAGAAATTTGATGTGGCAAAACTGCAAGCTGAAATGCAAAAGCACACCGAAGACAATCAGACAAAGATTGCCATCGAGAACGCCAAATTGACGCACGAGACAATTCAAAATATTGCTCAAGCTCAACCACCCGCAGCACTTGCTGCACCTACAATGCCCCAACCCCCTCAAGGAGTTGAAAATGCAAAAGCCTAAACGCGTTTCCGTCTACGTCATCACAAACATTGTGAACGGCAAGCAATACGTTGGCATCACCAACAACCTTTCAAAAAGGTGGAGCGCCCACAGAAAGGCTGAGGGGCGCTGCCCAGCTTTGCATAATGCTTTCAAGAAATATGGCATTGACAAATTTGTGTTCACGCATCTGATGGATGTTTTTGACTTGGAGCATGCCAAGGAAATTGAACGGAAATTGATCGTTGAAAAGGGTTGCAAAGTCCCAAATGGCTACAACGTGTCCGATGGAGGTGAAAGCCGTCAAGGCGTACCCGCTTGGAACAAAGGAATGACTGGCGGAGCTTGGCCCGAGAGCAGAATAGGAAAGCCAAGTCCGTTAAAGGGCACCAAAATGTCAGAGGAGCAAAAGGCTAAACTAAGAAAGCCAAAGTCTCCTGAGCATGCTGCAAAAATTCGCGCAGCCAAACAAAGCGAAGAGGGCCGAAAGGCAAACAGCAGGGCTGGAATTGCGCGTGCAAAGAAAGCCGCTGATCAATTACTCCTTAACCTTACACAAGGAATTGAAAATGTCAAAAGTTGAAACCGAACAAAAAACAGGTGCAGTGCGCCAGCATGCTCGTCTTGCCATGGGCGAGAAGCTCACCGGCCAAGCTATGCAACCAAAAGGTGGTGGCGATAAAAAGCCAGCCGGTGGTTTGTCGGGCGCCAAGAAGAAATGATTGAACAACTGATCCACAGGATCAAGATACGTCAAACAGAAATGCAGCTCTCCCTCGCCGCAGGGACAGCTCCAAACTGGGAAACGTATCAACGCATGGTCGGCACACACCATGGTCTCCAGCAGGCCATGGACATGATCGAAGAAATGCTTGAAGAAGAAAAAAACCAAGATTGATAGCCCCGCTCCGGGGTGAGACCGCGCTGAAAAGTGCATAACGATGCACCTGAAATATGGTGTTAAGGAGAGAGCGATGAGTGAAATGAAGAAGATCGTCACCTTTGAGGCTGACGAAACCACACCCGAGTTGGAAGACTTGGCGTGGGCTTTCCCAGATGTAAATCCGGGAATGAAACCGCTTGGCGGACGAATCATCGTCCAGCTTCGGCGGATCAAGAAGAAAACTGGACGCATCATTCTGGTTGAAGAGACCAAAGAGAATGAAAAGTGGAACAACATGATCGGCAAGGTCGTGTCTGTTGGCCCATTGGCGTACAAAAACCGCGACACCATGGCTTCATGGCCCGAGGGCTCATGGGCAAGTGTTGGCGACTTCGTTCGCGTCCCTAAATGGGGCGGTGATCGCTGGGAAATCAAAAGCCCAACCGATGACGAGAACGAAGATCCGGTGTTGTTTATGACCATCAACGATCATGAAGTGATCGCTACCGTCACCAGCAACCCACTTTCTTTCAAAGCCTACGTTTAAGGGGTAAAAAATGGCAAAAACAGAAGATAAATTGTTGGATTTGGACATCATGGAGTCGCAAGACGGCTCCGCGACAGTCGATTTGCCCGACGCCATGATGAGTGATGACGCCGATGGCGGCAGTAACTCCAAGGCAGACGGTGGAAGCGTCAATGATGACGATACCGACCACCCAGATGATGATGATGAGCTGCGCGCAGCCAAACGGAATCGTCGCCGCGCCAAAAAAGACCTGGTTCGCAAGACCAACCAGGAAAAAGACGTCCGACTGACTCAATTGCAGCGCGAGAACGAAGAGTTCAAGCGTCGCTTGGGCCAATTGGAGCGCAACACCAAGTCTGAGCACATTGTGCGCATCGACAAAGGCATTGAAGACGCTCAGGTCCGCCTAGAATACGCCAAAATGAAGCTGTCTGAGGCCACTCAGAACGGTGATGGCCAAGCCATGGTGGAAGCCCAGACCTTGTGGCAATCTGCCCAGGAAGAAGCTCGAAACCTGACTGCTTTGCGCAATCAAGCTGACCGTGAGATGAAGCAGCCACAGCAAAATGCCAATGTGCCAGACCCAGAAGTCCAGCGCCTGGCCGCACAGTGGATGCGCAAAAACAATTGGTACAACCCGGAAGCTACCGACAAGGACAGCCGGATTGCCAAGAAAATCGATGAGGTGATGTCTACGCAAGGCTGGAACCCAACCGATCCCGATTATTGGGATGAATTGGACAGCCGTTTGCAAAAAGAATTACCTCACCGTTACAATGATTCCAATGACGACGAGACCCGTAATGTCAGACGACCAAGGAATGTTGTGGGAAGTGCAGGACGAGAGGCTTCAGCCGCTTATGGTGGTTCCAACCGCACTCAATTTGTTTTATCGCCTGACCGAGTCAAAGCGATGAAGGAAATTGGTGCTTGGGATAATCCTGAGCGTAAGAAACGCATGATCGCTGAGTTCATTTCTTTCGACCGTAACAACGGCCGTCGCAACTAATCCAAGGGGAAAACATTATGTCTGAATCTCGTCTCAAAAAATCTCTGGGTGCTGGTGGTCGCAATGATCGCGCAAGTGAGGATGCAAGCCGTCAAGCCCCCGAAGAAAAGTTCATTTCTACACAGGAACGTCGCAGGATGTGGAGTGAGGAGTGGACGCAATCAGCATTGCCAAAACTGCCCGATATGGACGGGTGGCACCTTTGCTGGCTCTCAACCACCAACAGCTACGACAGCATCGATAAACGGATTCGCCTTGGGTACGTTCCAGTTAAATCTGAAGAGTTACCAGGCTATGAAGATTACCGCGTGAAGTCGGGTGAGCATGTTGGGTATGTTTCATGCAACGAGATGTTGTTGTTCAAACTGCCAATGGATATTTTCCAGGAGATCATGACTTATCAGCATCACGAGAAACCTCGTGAAGAAGCTGAGAAGATCCGTGTTCAAGTGGCGAACCTCCAGGGTCAGCGAGACAGCAATGGCAAGTCGCTTGTGAATGTTGAAGGCGAAGGTATTGGCTCTATTGAACAGCACCCAAACCGCAACCCCGTATTTTCGGGATAACAAGGAGTTTCTATGAGTTCTACCTCTGCTCCGTTTGGTCTGCGCCCCGCGTTCCACCCTTCTGGTCTGGATCGCGCTCAAGCGTTGGCTAACGGTATCGTCTCTGGCTACACTTCAAGCATCTTGAAGGGTCAGCCCGTTCAGTACGGCACGACCGCAAACAGTATCACGCTCGGCACCATCGGCATCGCAGCAGCAACTGGCGCCATCGCCGGTGCTTTTGCTGGTGTTCAGTGGACTGACACTACTGGTCGCGCTCGCGTCTCCAACTACTGGCCTGCAAACACCGCGTACACCACCGGCACTTGCGTTGCTTACTTCTACAACGATGCCAACATCGTTTATGAAATCCAAGCTGATGGCTCAATGGCTCAAACCACTATTGGTAACGAGTTCAACTTCACCAACATCGCTGCTGGTTCCACCACCACCGGTCTGTCGCAAGCCACTCTGGGCTCTGCTACTGCCGTCGGTAATGGCGTGCAAGGTCAGTTGCGTGTGGTCGATCTGGCTCCATACGTGGACAATGCCTGGGGTGACTCGTACACAATCGTGCGCGTCGTTGTTGCTAACTCGCAATTGTTCGGTGCTTTCACCGCAATCGCTTAATTTAAAGGGAGCATAGAATATGGCCGCCCCAATGCGCAGTACGGACTTCCGCTCGATCGTTGAGCCAATCCTCAACGAATGTTTCGACGGAGTCTATGACCAACGTGCCGACGAATGGAGCCGTGTGTTCCGTGAAGAAGACGGTATCCCACGTAACTACCACGAAGAACCCGTCTTGTACGGTTTCGGTGCAGCACCTCAGTTGCCTGACGGCACTCCAGTGACGTACCAACAAGGTGGTGTGTTGTTCTTGAAACGCTACCTGTACAAAGTGTATGGCCTGGCCTTCGCCCTGACTAAAGTCTTGGTTGAAGACGGCGATCACATCCGTATCGGTCAAGTGTATGCACGCCATCTGGCTCAGTCTTTGGTGGAAACCAAAGAACTGTTGGCAGCCAACGTGTTGAACACAGCCTTCAACAGCGCCTACCCAGGTGGTGATGGTGTGTCTCTGATTAACACCGCTCACCCAATCGTGAACGGCACTTTCAGCAACCAACTGTCCACTGCAGCCAACTTGAGCCAGACTTCTCTGGAGCAAATGTTGATTCAAGTGCGTCAAGCTGTCGACAACAACGGCAAGAAGATCCGTTTGGTCCCACGTCAATTGATCGTGGCTCCAGGCAACATCTTCCAAGCTGAAGTGTTGTTGAAGAGCGTTCTGCGTGCCGGCAATGCCAACAACGACATCAACCCAGTGAAATCCATTGGCTTGTTGGACGAAGGCGCTGCCGTTATCAGCCGTTTGACCAGCTCCACAGCTTTCTGGGTTCAGACTGATGCTCCAGAGGGCTTCAAGCTCTTGATGCGTCGTCGCCTGGAGAAGACTATGGAAGGTGACTTTGAGACTGACACTATGCGCTACAAAGCGACAGAGCGTTATGACCTCGGCTTCACCGATCCACGTTGCGCCTACGGCACCCCAGGCGTCTAAGCCAAACAGGGGGTGTAATTCAATTACACCCCTTTTTTTTAACTGATCATGCTTTTCAAGGAGAAGATCAATGCCTCAATTTTCCGATGACATTTTCTTGGGTCCAGCACAAACCTATATGGGTATTGGCCCCACAAATATTGAAGCCGTATTTGCTGGTTCTGTAACCACTACGACTTTGACAATTACTGCCTTGCTGTCTGGCGATCCTATCGTTTTGGGTCAGTACATTGCAGGCACCGGCATTACTGCTGGCTCGTATGTGACTGCCTTTGTGACTGGTTCTGGCGGTGTTGGTACTTACACTTTGAGCGCCTCTTCAAGCGCCACAGGTGCCATCAACATTTTCGCTTCAGGCAACGCTTTATTGGGTGATCCAGCTCCTATGGAACTGGGTATCGGCCCTATGGGTCGCACCTTCATGTGGGACGTGATTCCCCAGACTCTGGTTGCAAACAACATTGCTGCCACACAAACTCCAGCCGCTGCTGGCAACTTGACCTTGACTGCCGGTACATCCGTGAAGTCTGTGGTTTTGAACACTGGCGTAACCGTGTTGCAACTTGATTGCGCTCGCGCAGTCAGCGTGACATTGGTGACCGGTGGTACACCTCGCGCCTTCGTGGTGTCGGGTTATGACTATTACGGCCAGCCAATGACCGAAAGCATCACTTCTGTGGCTGCTGCTACTACCCCAGGCAAGAAAGCGTTCTACCAGATCAGCTCTATTTCTGTGGCCGGCGCAACAACTACCGCCGTGACTGTTGGCACCACTGACGTGATTGGTATTCCAGTTCGCGTGGTTGATGCTGGCTACTTGGTTGGTGTGGGCTGGGCAAACGCCTTGGCTCGTGATACTGGCACCTTTGCTCAAGCTGATACAGCTACTGCAACCGCCATTACTGGTGATGTGCGTGGTACTTACAAGCCTTCGTCTGCGACAAACGGCACCAGCCGCATCGTATTGACAATTGGTTGCAATGCCATCATGGTCGGCCCTAACGCAACTCGCGTTGGTGCTCTTGGTGTTACTCAAGCCTAAAGGAGGCCGATATGGGTCAATTCAAACCAATGGTGAAGATGTTCACCGATGAGCCTTCAGTTATTCTGAAACTCAAAAAAGGTGGCAAAGTGGCTTCCAAGGCTGCTGGCCAGTCAGAAGGCTTCAAGTCTATGGCCAACAACAGCGGTAAGATTTTTGAAGGCGCCGAAAATGGCGTGGCTCCAAAAAAGCCATCCATGGCTGAACGCCGCAAAGCCATGAACCCCAACCAGTATGCTAAGGGCGGCAAAGTCGCTCACAAGCAAATGGGTGGTGCAATGCCTATGCAAGGTGCTCCAGCCTCTGCAATGCCAATCGTTCCTGCCAATCCAACAGCATTGGGCCGTGCAGCATTGACTGGCATGACTCCACAACAACGCATGGCACGCGCCGCATTGGTTCGCCGTGCAATGCCTGCCATGAAAAAAGGTGGTTCTGCTGACAAGTGCGCAGCTCTTGAAAAAGAGTTGAAGCATCACGAAGCAATGTCTGCTTCTAAGGCTCACGGCAAGGCTTCTGGCGGTGCAATCGACAAAGCTGCCACTAAGACCACCATCGAAGGCAATGCAGGCAAGTTTGCCAAGACCAAGATGCACGATGGTGACAAGACCGACAAAGCTCATGGCACTGGTGGCATCAAAGAGAAGAACGCTGGTGGTTATGCCATGGGCGGCACCATCAAAGGCAATGTCGGCAAGTTCGACAAAACCAAAATGGTCGATGGCGACAAAACCGATAAGGCTCATGGCACGGGCGGCATTAAGGAAAAGAACGCTGGCGGTTTCGCCAAAGGCGGTAAAGTTCCTGGCATTGGCCGTGCAATTGAGCATGATGGCGATTGGGAAAATCGCCCAGCTAATGGCACGCCTGCTGGCAAGGTCAACGGCACCACTGGTGGCGTGCGTGAGTCCAATGCTGGCGGCTTTAAGAAGGGTGGCATGGCAAAAAAAGCCTATGCCACGGGGGGTGATGTCGTAAGCGACGGGAAAGCTGAAAAGATGCCCCGTCACTTCGTCAGCCGTCCCGTGGCGAACAGCTTGCAATCTGGTACCTTTAAAAAAGGTGGCCAAGTTGCTAAGTTTTCAAAAGCCGGCCCTGTTGATGCCAAAGACATCACTGACAAAGCCAGCCGTGAACTTGAAGAAGCCTTGAATCCTTTGAGCATGATCAAAGAAGGCGCCGGAAAAGTTCGTGATTGGTTTCGTGAGAAAACAGCTCCAGAAGGCAGTGTTACCAAGACTGTGAAGTCGACAACGGTAGTACCTGAAAACAAAAAGCGTGGCGGTTCTGCCAAGTGCTAAACCTGAGCGGGGGCTTCGGCCCCTGCTTTTAATTGGAGAAATGTATGGGTACTTACTCTTCCGCAACGCGCCAAGGCGCTTACGAACCATTTGACCTGCAAGTGTCTCGCGGACAAGTAGACGGGCATGAGCCTCTGAACGTGTTTGGCTATTCCACAGCCACCCCAAGCTCTGGCTTTATTGCTGCGTGGGAAAACAATACGGCTTACGCGTTCCCGACAGTGGCCTCGACCATGCTGGTTACCAGCAGCTCTGCTTCTGATACTGCCGTTACAATTTTGATCACGGGCTTGAACTCAAGCTACAACGTCATTTCTGAGTCGGTAACTTTGACCGGCACTGACGCAGTTACGACCACCAATGTGTATTGGCGGATCAACGGCGTAACGACCACCGCAGGCAATGCCGTAGGCACCGTCTACGTTAAGAACGCTGGTGGCACAACCTATGCGCAAATTGCAATTGGTAGCGGCAAAACCAATATGTCAATTTACACAGTTCCTGCTGGATACACTGCGTACTTGACTCAGTTTGATGCGTTCTCATCTACTTCGGTCACATCCGGGGTGTACGCAACATTCCGTGCATTACGCACATCGGTTACTGGCGTGAACACACTTGTTCTTCAAATTCCATTTTTGAACGACTACTCAATCACACGCCAGTATCCGCTTGTGTTGACGGAAAAAACAGACTCACAATGGCAGTGCAAATCCAGTGGCGCTGGGCTTGGTATTGGTATTGTCGTGTTGGGCATCTTGATCAAAAACCCGGACTGATCATGCCAAGCAAATCACCGGCCCAACACCGGCTGATGGCCGCTGCCGCTCACACCAAAGGTGGGTTTGGCGGCGTGCCGCAAAAGGTCGGCAAAGAGTTTGTTAAAGCAGACAAGGCCAAGCCCATGAAGACGGGCGGCCTGTACGAGAACATCCAAGCCAAGCGCGAACGGATTGCCGAAGGCTCTGGAGAGCGCATGCGCAAGCCTGGTCAAGCTGGCGCGCCAACAGCCAAGGCCTTCAAAGAATCAGCCAAGACTGCCAAAATGAAAGAGGGCGGTGTTTCGCTTGCAGTTGGCCGAGGTGAAAAATTGCCCGAATCAAAAGGCGCTGGCCTTACCGAAAAAGGACGCAAAAAGATAAATCGCGCAACTGGTAGCAACCTAAAGGCCCCGCAGGCAAAAGGCCCTCGGCATGACAGTTTCTGTGCAAGAATGAGCGGCATGGAAGGCCCCATGAAAGACGACAAAGACCGTCCGACACGAAAAGCCGCCTCGTTACAGCGTTGGCATTGCGCAGATAACAAAGGATGGTAATGAGTACTCTCTGCAACAAAAATAGGACTTGCGAGTTGTGCGGCATAAGCATTGACCACAAAAGGTCACACGCAAGATTTTGCTGCCGAGATCACAAGCGTAAAACTTCGGATATGAAGCGGGACTACTCCGTGGAGTACCAACGCAACGCAGAGGCAAGACGCGCCAAGGCCCTTAAAAGTTACTATGCAGATCACGAAAAATCCAAAAAAAAGATGCTTGAAAGACAAAAACGTCGGCCAGCGGCTAATGCTGCTGCCACCGCAAAACGTAGGGCCTTAAAATTGCAGCGCACGCCTACATGGCTTACGGATTTTGACAAACTAAAAATTAAATGCTTGTACTCTGTGGCTGCAATGCTGACCCGTGAAAACAAAGAGCCTTGGCATGTTGACCATGTGATACCGCTTCAAGGAGAATTGGTTTCTGGTTTGCATGTGCCTAACAACATGCGTGTATTGCGCGGCAAAGAAAATATCGCAAAACACAACAGGTTTGTGGTGGTCTAAAGGAAACACAATGAGCAATTACAGCGGAACAAGTGGAACGACAGTTGTCACCACTCAAAAATTCATTGACCAGGGCGCCCGGATGTCGGGCAAGCTGGCTGAAGAATTGACAGTGGAGCAAGTGCAGTCTGCAAAACAATCGCTGTTTTTCATTCTGTCCAACCTGATCAACCAGGGCATCAACTATTGGGCCATCGACAAGAAGGTCTATGGCCTCAATGCCGACCAATATGAGTATTTGTTGCCGGTGGGTGGCAATGACGTTTTGAACGCCTTGTATCGCCGTTTGAACCGTCCCACGCCTGCTTCTGGCGGCGCTTACTTCTCCTCTGGCGGTGTGACAGGCTTGGCGTTTGACAACAACGTCCTGACATCAGACGCACAGACGGCTCCAAACGGCTACATCGGCGTCAATTACGGCCTGAACAACCCGATCTATGCCGGCTCAATTGGTATCCTGCCTGCCACCTCTGGATCATTCCACATCTTGTTGGAATGGTCTCAGGACGGCGTGACATGGAATACGTTGCAAGACACTGGCGTCACCACTTGGATCAGCGGTCAATGGCTTTGGTACGACATCGACCCAGGTGTGACGGCTCAGTACTACCGCATGCGTGAGACTGGCGGCGGCACTCTGAATGTGGCCGAGTTCTATGTCGGAAACAATTCGACCGAAGTTACCATGGCTCGCTTGAACCGCGACGATTACACCAACCTGCCCAACAAAAACTTTACGGCCAACCAGCCATATCAATACTGGCTCAACCGCACGATTCCCCAGGCCAAGATCACATTGTGGCCGGCGCCATCAGATCCGTTTGTGCAGATGACCATTTGGTACTCGCGCCAGATCATGGATGTGGGCGACTTGTCGGGTGAGCTGGAGATCCCCCAGTACGCATACCAGGCCATTCAGTGCATGCTGGCTCACCAGATGAGCCTGATCCTGCCTGGCGTTGACTTGGCTCGCACGCAATACTTGGAAGGCCAAGCGGACAAGTACTTCATCATGATGGAGAACGAAAACCGCGATCGCTCACCCCTATATTTTGCACCTAATATTTCAGTATATACTAGGTAATTAGTATGCAATTTTGCACATACGCACACTACAAGCCGGACGGGGTTATGTTTTACGTTGGCAAGGGTTCTTCGCGCCGGGCTCACAGTGCTGCTGGGCGAAATGTGGCGTGGAACAGAACCGTCAAAAAGCATGGTGGATTTTCTGTGGAAATTCTCGGTCAATGGGATGTAGAGCAAGACGCCTTTGATCATGAAATTCTTCTAATTGACGTCATGAAGTCTTTGCGCATTCCATTGGTCAACATTTCAAGTGGCGGTCTGGGCTCCACGGGGTTTCGTCACACGGACGAGCACAAAGCATTTAAGTCAAAAATGATGTTTGAACGCAACCCGATGAATGATCCAGAGTTGCGCTCAAAACAACAAATTGCTTTGCTTAAAGCCATGAAAAGGCCAGAAGTGCGGGCGCATCAAAGCGCGGTTCGTATGGGGAAAAAGTTGCCTGCGGCCCACATTGAATCTTTGCGAAAATGCCATCCAATGAAGCCATGCATTGTCAATGGCGTGGAGTATCACTCACTCATGGAAGCATCTAGGCGCCTTGGAATTTTGCATGGCACATTAAAAACATGGTTTGATAAGCCGGATCGAATTCGCAGTAAAAACTACGCTCACATCATTGAAGCGAGGTGGTTGTAATGCCAAGATTCCTCCAAACTGAAGGCAACGCATCGATTGCAATATTCATTTGTGACCGTTGCAGGATGAAGCGCGCCATTATTGAGGCGATGCCAGATCCTAATTTTCCTGGCCTCAAAGTTTGTCAACAAGGTTGCGCGGATCAAAAAGACCCATACCGGCTGCCTGCGCGCAAGACAGAGCGCATCAACTTGCAATATCCACGCCCAGACGTTAGTGTTGCGGTTGAGCCTTATGACATCGTCACTCAGCCTTATGGCGGTGAGATTCTGAGCACGCAACAATCGACAGATACGCCGTCAGATTCTGGCAATATTGACATCCTCAAAACACAGCCAAGCCCCTGAAATGTCATCACAAGTCACGATCACCCAATTGCCAACGGCGCTTGCGCTGACTGGTGCTGAATCCGTCCCTATTGTTCAAAATGGGGTGACGGTTCAGACCACCACGGGAGCAATTGCGGGTGCTGGCGCCTTGAATTACCCGTTCTTGACGGTTGGTGAAACTTCTGGCTTGACAGAGGCTCGCTATTTGTCCACAGGCTCTGGCCTGTCATTGACCGACAACGGCGCAGGCAACTCGTTGACAATCAACTTGATTGGAGCTGCGCAATCTTTGGATGCAAGCGGTAATGGCATTCAAGTCAAGACCGGCTCAAATGCGCTCACTGCACGCACTTTGGCGGTAGGGACGGGCCTGGGTATCACGAACGCAAATGGCGTGTCTGGTGACCCCACAATCAGCCTTGGAGCCACCCTGCAGCAACTGGTATCACTTACCGGCACCGGGGTTCTGGCTCTGCAATCTGGACTTCCAGCAAAAATTGAGTTACTTGGTGTTACTAATCAAATTAGTATTGCCAACGGAAACGGGGCGGCAAATCCGACGTTTTCGATTGCCACAAATGCAGTTTTCCCTGGTGTCGCTGGCGTCACAGTTCCCAATGGAACAACGGCTCAACGGGCTGGTGGAACTGGCGCGGTTCGGTATAACACCAACCTTCAGCAGTTTGAAGGGTACACAAGCACCGGATGGAACCAGTTCTCGTTAAGCGGCGCCGTGACGTCGTTCAGCGCGGGAACAACCGGCTTCACACCCAACACAGACACAACCGGCGCCGTGACGCTTGGCGGCATATTGCTGCCGGCCAGCGGCGGTACGGGAGCCTCGACCCTGACGGGGTACGTCAAAGGCAACGGCACGGGGACAATGACGGCATCTGCGACCGTCCCCACGACTGACTTGAGCGGCACCATCACCAACGCCCAGTTGGCTAACAGTGCCATCACGATCAACGGCACTTCAGTCAGCCTGGGTGGCTCCACAAGCGTCGGAACGGTCACTTCCGTCGCTGCGCTAACTCTGGGCACGACCGGCACAGACCTCAGTTCGACGATTGCCAACAGCACGACAACGCCCGTCATCACGCTGAATGTCCCCACTGCATCGGCCACCAACCGTGGTGCTTTGAGCAGTGCAGATTGGACAACCTTCAACAACAAGCAGCCTGCTGGCACCTACGTTACTTCGGTGAGTGGAACAACCGGTCGCATCACGTCTACCGGTGGAACTACTCCAGTTTTGGACTTGACAAGCGGCATTGCAACGCCCGGCACCACTGGATCGGCCACATTGATTCCCGTGGTTACCATCGACACCTACGGTCGTGTGACCAGCATCACTACTGCGGCAAATCCTCAAGGTACGGTCACATCGGTGAGTGGCGCCGGAACCGTGAACGGCATTACCCTGACTGGCACTGTCACCAGCACGGGCAGCTTGACGTTGGGCGGAACTTTGAGCGGCATTGGCAATGCTCAACTCACCAACAGTAGCGTCACGATAAACGGCAGTTCTGTAAGCCTTGGAGGGTCAATAACCGTCACGGCTACAGCCTCCGCAGCCCTGACCATTGGCACCGGATTGAGTGGAACCAGCTACAACGGGTCTACCGCCGTCACCATCGCCAATACGGGCGTTTTGAGCTTCTCTGGCGGCACGACAGGGCTTACCCCTGCCACAGCCACTACGGGAGCCATAACGCTTTCTGGCACTCTTGTGGCTGGCAATGGCGGAACTGGTGTTGCAACCCTGACAGGCTTGGCATACGGCAATGGGACTGCTGCATTCACAGCGGCCACAGCGGCTCAAGTGGTCACGGTGATTGGCGCGACTGCGGTGACAAACGCAACAAATGCAACAAACACGGCCATTACCGCCAACTCAACCAACGCCACAAATTACCTAACATTCGTCTCCGCAACCACCGGAAACCTGCCCGAGTTGGTAAACTCAGGCATCACTTGCAACCCCTCGACGGGACAAATCACCGGCGGTATTGCTGGTGGTGCTTTCTAAGGAAAAAACATGGCCCAAAGTTCGTACACGCCCATCCTCATTTACGGTTCCACCACCACTGGCAATACGCCTTTGGCCGCAAACCTGACCACCAGCGCATCTGGCGTTGAACTTGCCGTCAACGCGGCGGATGGAAAACTTTTTTACAAGGACTCCGGTGGTGTTGTGCAGGTATTGGCGTCCAAGGCTGGCAACATCAACGTGGCATCTTTTCAGACATCCCTGGGTGGATTGACGCCAAGCACGGCAACTACGGGCATTGTGACTTTGGCCGGAACGCTGAACACCACGTCTGGCGGTACAGGTTTGACCTCATTCACTGCTGGTGACCTGCCTTACTATGCTGCTGGCACTTTGCTGTCCAAGCTGTCAATTGGCACGACCGGTCAAATCCTGACATCCTCGGGCACCGCGCCTCAGTGGTCCACCTTGTCTGGTGTTGCAGTCACCACGTTCAGCGCCGGCACAACAGGCTTCACCCCAAGCTCGGCCACATCGGGCGCTGTTACTTTGGCCGGCACTCTGGCGACTACCAACGGCGGCACAGGACTTACATCCTTCACTGCTAACGGTGTTGTCTACGCAAGCTCCACAAGTGCATTGGCTACTGGTAGTGCGCTGACGTTTGATGGGTCTAATTTAGGCATTGGTACAAGTAGTCCTACTTCATTTGGTTCTTACAAGTTTTTAACTATTCAAGGTGCGAACACTGCCAATGGCGGCGCGTTAGAGTTAAGAAACAGCGACAACACTTTAAATGCCCAGATTTATGTTGGTAACTCAACAATGGTCATTCAAGCAACGTCAAATGTTCCAATGCTATTTAATACAAATGGCATAGAACAAATGCGCCTGACCTCCACAGGTCTGGTTTTAGGAAATTCAAGCGCTATTAGCGGCGGTAAGATTTCTGCTTTGGTTGATCTAACGGCGGTAAATGGTTTGGTCATTCGTGACAGCGCCACCACTTATGCAAACAATGACAACTATGTTTTGTTGCAAAATAGTACTGGAGCCACGGCAGGAGGTTTAACTCACCCTGCTTCGGCGAGTCTTGGTGTTTGGGGTAATGATGATATTCGTTTTTTGCAAGGTTCTGGTAGCGCCGAACAAGCTCGCCTAACCTCGACAGGTCTGGGTATTGGGACGAGTAGTCCTGCAATTAAATTGGATGTGTCGTATGCAGATACAGCGTACAACCCCGGCATTCGCGTTACAAATACCGCAAATTCAAGTGCTTCTCAGGCAAAAGTTTATGCAGTCAATAATGCGGGTGATTACATTTCTTTGGGGCGCAACAGCACTATATTGGGAGGCCAATCCGCTATCTTTGCAACTGGCGCTTTCCCTTTAGAGTTTTATACAAACAGTACAAAACAAGCCACCATCGACTCCGCAGGCAATTTCGGCTTGGGAGTTACTCCTAGTGCTTGGGCAGGAGTAAAAGCAATACAACTTGCAGGATCATCGGCAATTGTATCAAGTGACCAATATTTAGACATTAACACAAATGCTTATTGGGGGTCAACTTCTCAATATCGATACATAAGCGCAACAGGATCAGCGGCTCAGTATTTGCAAGCGGCAGGCGCACACGTTTGGAAAACAGGGCCAGCAAGCACTGGCGCAGGCAACCTCATCACTTTCACCCAAGCGGCTACTTTGACAGCAAGTGGTAATTATTTATTGGGCGTTACAAGCGATTTGTCTGGAACGCCAAAAATGTCTATTGCTTTTGACCAATCTTCTGGGTATGGCATAACTCTTAAAAACACAAATTCTGGCAATAATACAAATTTTATTTATTTTATTAATTCTGCAAATGGCGGTGCTGGTTCAATATCTCAAAATGGTGCAACAGGTGTTCTTTACAACATAACCTCTGACTATCGCCTGAAAGACATTGCAGGCCCTGTGACAACCTCTGGTGCTTTCATTGACTCGTTGAAGCCCGTACAAGGTTCATGGAAGGCTGATGGCTCACGCTTTATTGGTTTCTTGGCGCATGAGCTGCAAGAGGCTTCAGAGACCGTTGTAGGCACTGGCGTTAAAGACGGCGAAGAAATGCAAAGCATTGACTACTCTAATGCTGAACTGATTGCCAACTTTGCAGCCGAAATCCAATCACTCCGTAAACGCCTTGCAGCCGCAGGCATCGCTTAACCAAAGGAAATATCATGACAACTTTTAACTGGACAATTCCCCAAATGGATCGTTTGACCTCTGACGGCTTTGTCGTCACGGTTCATTACAACGTATCCGCAACAGAAGACACCTACAGCGCCAGCACCTATGGCACTATTGGTTATACACAAGAACCCGGTGAGACTTATGTGCCTTACGACCAATTGACTGAATCTCAAGTCGTTGGATGGGTGCAAACAAGCCTTGGCAAAGACACGGTTGAAGCTAGTTTGCAAAGCCAAATTGAACTGCAAAAGAACCCAGTACAAGCTGCTGGCGTGCCTTGGGTTACGGCATAATTGCATATAGGCATACCGTCAGCCTTTGATGGCGGCAAATCAAAGGAAATGAAATGGGCAACAACACAAAACCCCAACTCACGATTGATGGCGTTGAATATGACGTCGAAAAATTGACTGATCAGCAAAAAACACTCTTGGATCACGTCGTTGATCTGGAGCGCAAGGTCGGCTCGGCAAAGTTCAATCTTGATCAGCTTTCAGTTGGCCGCGATTCGTTCTTCAATATGCTGAAGCAGTCCCTGGTCGATCAGCCAGCAGAAGCAGAAATCAAAGAGTAAAAGCATGGACAACCAGCAACTTTTCAACATCGTAGTTTGTGTCGGCGGGTTCCTGGCTGTCTATGTGTTCAATTCCACGACTGCAAAAATTCAAAAGCTGGAAGACAAGATGGCCGACTTGCCTCACAACTATGTGGCCAAGGACGACTACCGGGCCGACATTTCTGAGATCAAGTCAATCCTGAAGCAGATCTTCGACAAGCTCGACGGCAAGGCCGATAAATGAGCCTTGATCCAGTCACTGCAGTATTGGACATCGGAAGCAAGGTAATCGACCGCCTATGGCCCGATCCTGCCACCGCAGCCACGGCAAAATTGGAGTTGTTCAAGCTCCAACAAGCCGGTGAGCTGACTCAGATCACTGGTCAACTGGAAATCAACAAAGTTGAGGCTGCAAGCACCTCCTTGTTCGTGGCCGGCTGGCGCCCATTTATCGGGTGGATCTGCGGAATGGGCTTGGCCTATCAATTCCTGGTTTACCCAATCCTGATTGCCTTTGCGCCAAATATCGTGCAGCTCGACATGGGCACGCTGATCACGTTGCTTGGTGGATTGCTTGGCCTGAGCACATTGAGGACGGTCGAAAAGCTCAATAACGTGGCTTCAAAATGAATTTGACCAGCCACTTCACGCTTGAGGAATTGACCATCACAGATCACCGTGAGTTCGATAACACCCCAAATGGCGACGAGGTGGCCAATTTGACCCGTTTGGCGGGCTTTTTAGAACAGGTCAAGGGGTTACTAGGTGGCAAGCCAATTATGGTCAACAGCGCCTTCAGATCAAAGAAAGTGAATGACGCTGTCGGATCAATGGACACCAGCCAGCACCGCTTGGGTTGCGCTGCGGACTTCAGAGTCCCAAGGATGACCCCTGATCAAGTTGTCCGCGCGGTGGTGTCGTCAAAATTGCCGTTTGATCAAGTGATCCGAGAATTTGACCGATGGACGCATATCAGTGTGCCCAATTTGCCCGGAATGAAGCCACGGCGCCAAGCACTGATTATTGACAAAACTGGCACTCGCCCATTTGCTTGATTGAGCACTCAGTGGGAAAATACACAAAAATGAAGGACTGAAATGGCAACAATTCCAAGCTGGGTCATGACGTATGACGACCTGACAAGCACAGTGCTTCAGTACTTGGAGCGTAAAGACGCAGCCGTCGTCAATGCCATTCCGACATTCATTTCGTTGGCAGAATTTGAAATCGCCCAAGAAATAAAAACGCTTGGCCAGCTTCAAATCGTTGAGTCCGCCATGACCGTCAATAACCCAGTTCTGCAAAAGCCTGCCCGGTGGCGCAAGACAGTGTCCATGAACGTCAATGTGAACGGTGTGTACCAGCCCGTCCTGCTGCGCAAGTACGAATACCTGCGCAACTATTGGCCAGATGCCAGCAAAACCGACACCCCTCTTTACTACGCCGACACCGATTGGGATCACTGGTATCTGTCCCCGACACCGGACAAAGCGTACACGTTTGAGGTTTTGTACTACGAGCGTATTGCACCGCTGAGTTCGACCAATCAGACCAACTGGCTTACAATGCAGGCTCCCAATGCAATGCTTTTTGGAACATTGCTTCAAGCTATGCCTTTCTTGAAAAATGATCAACGTACCATTTTTCAGCAAAAATATTCTGAAGCGATTGCGGCATTAAAATCCGAAGATGTGGCTCGCGTGGGAGATAGGCAAGCGGTGGNTTTGGATTCCTGACAT